ATATTACGCTTACGTGCGGCTTCCTCTCTAACAATGTTGATTTTCTGAGCGGCGATATATTCCTCGTCCGCAAGCTGCATAAGTGCCTGATTTTCTTCTCTTGCGGTTGTATCAAAATCAGCGCCCCTCCATTTCCATCCTGATTTTGGACGCTGTTGGCTTGCGTTTTTCGTGACCTCAACGCGCTTGGCCTGAATTTCGATTAGCTTTTGCTCAAACTCAAGCTCCTGTAACTTTGTAGTTCCGGCCAGAGGGCCAGATCGCAAGCCCTCAATCGCCGCAATATTCTCCATGCTTTGCTTTGCGTTCTGTTTTGCGATTTCTCCAATTTCCTCCTGAGTTTTCTTGTAAGCCTGCGCTTGCTCATCTGCTTTCTTCGTATTGAATACCCACTCAGCGAGTGCCGCGCCAATCGCAATGACGCCGCCGATGACCATTCCTTTCGTCCCGAAGATGCTGGCAATCTGCGATCCCTGCTGTGCGATGACGCGGCTCGCGCTCATTCCCATTTGCAGCGACACGGCTACGTCCTGCGCCTGCTGCGATACCATGCCGACGCGATAGGCTGCATTTTGGCCGCCACCAAAGGCGCTGCCACGTCGAGTTCCAGCGTATGCCGCACCACCCGGCCCTCCGCCAATAGACTGCTGCTTTTGCTTTTCCTGAGAAATGCTCTGCTCAAGTCGAAGCATCGTCCGCGCTTGCTGCAATGCCTCTGAGGGCTTTAATCCAGCGTTTAACCCTAACTGAACATTCCTTTCCAACGATGCCATTGCGCGCAAGTGTTGCTCGCGCTGCTTGTCGCCAGATGCGACTGCCGCCATAAGCTGAATCTTCTTTTGAATTGCCGTCTGTTCCTTCGCATTGGACGATGCGATTAAAGCCTGCTTTTCCGCTATCTGCTTGGCTGTTTCCAACTCCCTTAATTTCTGAGCATTTAGAGACGCCTGCGACGTTTCGATGTTCTTCGCCAGTTCAACAGCCTTTTGCTTCGCGGCAATCTCGGCGTCATAGAGAACTTCCTGCCGAGCCATGCCAGTTGCACGCTCCTGAGAAAAACCCTGAGACTTGTAATCGTATGCCTTTTTCCGCATTGAGACAACTTGATCAAGTGCCGCTACTTCGTTTGCCAGCCCTTCCGCCACAAATCGCTTCCGCTCAAGCGCAAGCTGAGACATCACCTGCCGTTCGTGCGATGCTATCCTGTCCGCTCCCTTATTTGCATGAGATGCGAGGGCGTCAATCGCGGCTTGAGCCTTATCCGCCGTGATAGTGATTTCGATTTCTCCGTGAGCGCCCATTGGTTTCACGGACTTCTACTATTGCAAACGAGTTGCGTCAAGTCACAACTAATCCGCCGCGCTCAAATATCTGCTTCAAAATCTCTTTGCCAACCTTGTTGTTAATATACGCCTGCACGTCCTTGGTCGCGTTGTTGATAGCCTGCTGAACGAACTCCATGCCCACCGTATCACCTCCGCGCGAAGTGTTGAATAGTTTTACGCTGCACTGCTTGTATCCAGTGTAGGTAACGCTGAACGATTGCGCTGCCGTGCCTCCTTCGTTCTTGTCAACGGTGGGGATGTTGCGAGCCTTTAGCCGCGTCAGCTTGTGCTTCTTTTGGAGGTATGGAGACTTTTCGTAAAGGTCGCGGGCACACCAGAGCCACCCGGCAGCGATGTATGCGCGGGATTTGATACGCATTTTCAATATGACGCTCATCACCTCACGCACCGTTTCTTTGCTGAATGTTCGCCCGTTCTGCTTCATCCATTGCAGCGCGAGCCAGAACAGGCGAGGGCGGGTAATCGTGCGCCCGCTTCCGCTTCCTATCTTGCCAGCGACGGGCGCGTTCATATCGGCTTTGATACGCTCTTTTGTAGCCTTGCGAGTCAACTGAACGAGTCCGCCCAAAACTTCTCCATTGAGCTTGCTTCCGATAAGCACTTTCAACGCGGCATCCTGCACAATGTCCACAATAGGGGTGCGACCAACGTCCAGCTTCGCTTTAAGAGCTTTGTTTAGCCCGCTGAAATCGTATTTGATTTGCACGCCCCGACTATGCGCGGGCGGGGGTTATTTTGCAAGCGCGGCGATAATCAGGTATGCGTGATAAGCGAGCGCAAAGGAGACGACCGCAATGGCAATATCTTCAAATGTTGATGTTTTCATTTGGCAAGCACCCTCGCCAAGCACGCCGCGTCGCGCCTTCTCCTGCTTTCCTCAACGCGCTGTTTCGCTTCATTCTTTATTTGCTGTGCGCGAGCGTCAATATCCTCGTTAATACGTCTGCGGCGTTCCTCGGCGCATGGCAAGACGCAATCAATCGCATCGCGTCCAATTGGAGGCAGCCCATCCAGCGGCCTCATCCGTTCGTAATCTGAAAGCCATCCTTTTGTCATAGTCTATGAATGTTGGTTTCGTCAGTGGTTTTTGTGTGAATTGGAAGAGTTCTGGCGTCCAATATCTCATGCGCGCAAAAGGCGCATCTTATTATTTTACCAAGCGCATCGGAGTCTGATAATCGAGTCGCCTTCCTGCATTTGATGCAGCGATATGTTCTTGTGGTTTTCATTGATTGGATTGGTTTGTGTTTTCTCTAAATTACTTTGCAAGCACCGCCCTGAGCAATCGCCCCTTCTCCGTCACGCGCTCGTATTTCACCAGAATCTTGTCGCCAACTTTCGGCAAGCGTGCGAGCGATTGCACGGGCACGCCGCCAAAGGATACGCCGTGACGCGAGACTTCGATGGAGCACTTGGCGATGTTCACTGCGGCGACTTCAAAGACTTCTTGCTGGTAGTTTTTCCAGCGTTGGCAATAGGGCGTGCGTCCTTCGATGTAGGGTGCATCCACGCGCTTAAACACGATTCCTTCGCCACCGCTTGCCTTCACGCGCTCGCATAGTTCACGCTTTGCTTCCTCGCCAATGACGCGCTCAACCACTTCGCCCTTCCATACGTCGCACAAAATATCACGGCGGGCGCTGTTGTCGGAAAGCACGGGCGATCCCATCAAGCCGTAGATGTCGAACGCCACGAATCGGCCCGCTGGCATCTGCTCGCCGTCGAGAACGAAGTCAAACGGCGAAAGCATGGCGAGAGCAACTGTTGAGTCGCCCAGTGCTACGCGATTGCCCTCTCTCGTGAGTCCGATGACCTTGTTGCCGGATTTCACGATGCGTCTCCACTGGCCGTCCATTTTGGTTTCAGCGCACCATAGCGGAGAATGGAAAAGCGGCTCAGGGTCGGCGCAATCTGTGAGAAGTTGAATGTTCATTGAATTAAATCAATCTCATCTTTGTAGATTGTGCCACGGAAAGCCTTTCGCTGCTTTTCCGCCAAGTCTTTCGGCACAGTGGTTTCAGATAGCGCGATTGTCTGGTATGTCATCACGTAAAGCGTAGTTGTAATGTCGGGGAGTCGCGAGTGAGTGGTCTCTGCGGCAACAACAATTCCGCTTCCTTCAAATGTGTGAACGTGCCCAAAATCATCCGTTGCTGGCGACGTAATTCTTTCGTCTAAATTAAGATTTCTCGCACCCTTGAACCTCAGTGAGAAGTCGTATTCAATTTTTGTTCCCGGCTGTGTGAAAATTGGCATTGGTTGGATTGATTTCCACGAAGATGCACAGCTTCACGCAGCCCGTCAACAGAAATCTTTAACCAATCGGTGAACTACGGTCTTTTCGCCATGAACTCAGACACATTCACGGGCCTTGTTTTGCGCGTGTGGCGAAGCTGGTTCTTGCCCGTTTCGTTTGCGGTAAAAATATACCACATGGACTCCATGCGCTCTCCGTCCGCTTGTGACATATCCCATAGTATTTCAAGCGGGCTGATGCTGCCACACGTTACCGCTGAGATTACAGCAACGTAGCTGGCTGCTGCACCAACCCCTATGCGTTTCCCCCGCCGCTTCCCTTGGTGTCCGGCTCCACGCTCAATGCGTCGGCTAAGTCTTTGTCAATCGCGTCGGAAGTCTCCATTGCCTCTTTCGTGCGCGTTGTGCTGTCAATGCCAAGCTTTTCAGCCCATTCCATAGCCTTGACGCGAAACGCACTTGCGGCATCGCCACGGGCAGAGTCGCATTGCGCGGGTGACTGCGTGCAAATGAACAACTTTAAGATGGCTGATTCGATGACGCTGATGTCGTCTGTCCGCACGCGAAAAAAAGTTACACGGCGATTGAATGAGAATGGCTTTAGCGTGATGCCAGCGAAGGTGAACACGCGCCCCATGTCTTGCGAGGCGGGAATTGCGATGCTTGCTCCGGGATGAATTGCGTTGTCGTCTGTCAGTGTTTCCATTGGTTTTATTGGGTTAGATGTTGAACTGTCTCTGCGCTAGCGTCTTTGCCTAAAAATATCCAGTTGCCGTTGTCTGCTTGCACCGCAAGCTTTGCGACTGCGCTTTTCATCATGCCAATCATTCGTGCGCGCTTTCCATTCGGGCCGAGGGCAATTGCCAGCAGGGTTGCGGCTTCTTCCTCCTGGATTGTGTCAATTTTGGCTTGAAACTCGATGTCTTTAATAGCGTGACAACCTTTTTCCCAACCTTTCAAAACTACGGAAAGCAGCGGAGTTTTCTGGAAAAAGTAGGTGCATTGATCTATGAGGTCTAGGCGTTGCGCGTCCTGCGGGGTGAATGGGGTTTCCGTTTCCCATTTTCCACGGCTGACAAGATGCCGCTTGTGTTCGGCGAGAAACTTGTCGGTGTAAGTCATCGCGCAGGGGAATTGCGGATTTACCCACGGGACACCTAGAAGCTCAAGCGTGATTGCGAGCGGTGTTGATGGCGTAGAGAAAAACTGATCCATTGGTTGTAATTGGTTTTGCGTCGGAACTTACGCCGCCGACGCCCGGCGCTATGAGCACACTAATAAAATTAGGCGATGCCAGCGTATTGCTGGTATTCAGCCGAGAAAGTTTTAAAACCAGTGGCGGATTGATCGATTTTTGCGCTGTTCATATACAAGCCGCCCGCGTTTTCCAAAAGCCCGTTGGAGGTTGCTGAGGCCATGCCCATAGTGTTGGAAAGTCCGCTGGCTATTGCTCCGACGAATGTCGCAAGCAACAGGCCCGAAGCGGTGGCGACGTTGATTTCTCCAGTCACGCTAATCTTGCTACAAGCTGCGCCTCGCGCTTCGTTGATGCGCTCGCCGTCCTTGTTGGTGAGCGGGTCAACGAACTCAGGTTCAAAGCTGAGTCCAAGAGATTTGATGAGTATGCCCGTCTCGTCAGATGGGATTCCGTGAGTTGGGCCTGCGGTTCCGATGATAGTCATGGTAAAAAGTAAGAGTTAAGAGTTTCATGCGGATTGGTTGGAATTGGTTTCTTCGTTGCTTATTGCAACTTACTTGCATTAAGTCAAGACGTAACTACGCGAAATGTTCGTGACCATTCGCGCACTTGCGAACCCGACCCCTGTCTGCTGCCTCCGTCTGCTACGCGAATTTGAAAGTATCCA